TGAGTTTTGGGAGATGAGCCTGAGTGAGTTTAATCAGTATTGGTTAGGTTATCACGATAGGATCGATCTTCAAATGGATATGGTAGCTTGGCATGCATCTATATCTATAGCTCCCTGGACGAAGAAGGGTAAGAAAGTTACCCCCGATACCTTAAGAGGTAAGAAGACTGCCGCTAAACCTTCATCTGGTTCTCAAGTTCTAAGTGAACTAAGGGCTAATGCTGAAAAACGAGATCAAGATTCTTTTTGGAAGAAGGGGAAGGGTAAGAAATGGCAGGGGGCACAGAGCTAGGCAGATTCGAGTTTACTTTTGGCGGTGACAATAAGGAACTTGTAAAGTCTACTGAAGGTTCTAAAAAGGTACTTAAGTCTTTACATAAGCAAGCTAAACTTATTTTTGGGGAAATAGGCAAGGAAGCCACTAAGTCTGCTAAAACCGTTCAAACGGCTGCCGAAAAACAAAAACAAGCAGTAATAGGTTTTCAAAAAGCTCGCGAACGTGTTGCAAAGAAAATGGCTGTTAAGGGTGGAGCGTCTCACGGTGCCACCTTTGCCCAAGCCGGTAAAATACGCGCACAGAGAATGCGCTCTCAAGCTGGCGGTGCAGGAGGCGGGGGTGGAAAAGTAGGCGCAGGCGCATTAGCAGGTGCGTCTGGTGGAGGTATGGGCGGCTTTACAATGATGGCTGCTGCCGCTGCCGGTGCTGTAGTTGCTTTTAAAGCAGCCCAGGTAGCTTTAGTTGCCTTAAAAAATTCTCTTATAGTTTCAGTTGAAGTTGCTGCAAATTTTGAAAGAGGTTTCCAGGTAGTAAAAGCGATTACATCTGGAACGTCTGACCAATTTAAAGAACTCGAAAGAGACATAGTTAACGTAAGCAAGGCGTCAGAGCATGCTTCCGGTAAACTAATAAAAGCTGCTGAAGTTTTAGGTCGAGCAGGTTTTCAAGCTGATAAGATTGGACCGGCGTTAAAAACGGTTGGTGACTTGGCGACAGCTGGTGGTATCAGTGTAGGTAACGCGGCAGAGCTTTCTGTTAGAATGCTTAAGTCCTTTGGAAAAGAGCTATCTGATTTACCCCAGGTTGCAAATATGCTTGCAACTGCATCAGCAAATGCAAACGTTTCTATCTCCAGTCTTGCAGAAGGTTTTAAGTTTACGGGCGCTATTGCTGAAACGGTAGGCTTAAAGTTTTCCGATGTAACGACAGCCTTATCATTGCTTGGTGAAACTGGTCTTGAAGCTGGCCTAGCAGGTCGAGCACTGCAAGCCATGATTATGGATCTTGCAAATCCAACTGATCAAGCCAAAGATAAATTGTTTGAGATGGGTGTCCATACCCATACGGCAGCAGGGAAGATGCTACCCCTTAAAACAATATTGGGTCAGTTAAGCGCCGCAGGGATGTCAGCATCAGATGCTTTTACAATCTTTAATAGAAACTCTGCTCGTGCTGTTACTGCATTGGTTAGAAATGTTGATAAGTATGCAGAGTTTCAACAGATAACTGAAGATACGGATGATGCCCTACGCAAACAATCTGATACAATTCGAGACTCGTTTAATGTTCAAACAGACCGAATGCGTAACAACATTGAAGCGTTGTCTAAAAAAATAGGCGATAGCTTTTTACCAGTGTTAACAAAACTATCAGAGGTGTTAGCAGATATAGTTGGATTTTTAGAAGGGATAAACTTTAGTCCTTTTATAAATGGTATGAAAAACCTTGTAAGTTTAGTTGAAAGACTAGGACCAATGGGGTTTCAGCAGCTAATCGTAGATCTTGCTAAACTTGGAACAGGGGGTTTACAAGGCTTGATGAGTGGTGGGGGAGTTAATAAGTTTGACCCTTCAAATCCATTCGGCAGGCAAATGACTATGGCTCCTCAACTCGGTGCGGGTACAGGGGCTTTCGGTCAATTCCAGGGGTCACAAGAGGACGCGGGGCTACTGGATTCTAAAAAAGCACGAGCTGACAAGCTTGCAGATTTGTTAGACCCTACCACCCAAATGAAAAAAGGTATCGAAGCTTTCTCAAGAAAGTTTACCCTTGTTATGCTTGAGGGTGAAGATGCGGTCGCTAAATTTAATGTCGGTAAAACACTTAGAACGATATCTCAAACTTTATTTACTGATCTAGAAGCTGAAGCGGGTATATCATCTAAGGAAGCTTTTGAGGCTATAAAAGCAACTTTTGCTAAAATGAAAGGACATGCAGAAGTCCTTAAGGTTACAGAGCAACAAGCTTGGGATTCTTGGATGGAGACGGTCGATGCTCTAAATAAAGCAGACGCTCTTCAGAAAGTTAAAGAAGTTAATCAAGGTGTTGATAACTTTGTAAATGCTCGTGCAGCCGCAAGAGAGGCTCAAATAGATCTACTTGTAGAGATGGAGCTTCTCTACCAAGAACTTGAAGAAAAATTTAATAAAGGTTTAACTGACGTAACAGATAATTTTGTTGGAGGTATGGGTAAATTTGGAGGCATGCTTCAAAACGCTGCAAAGGCAGCTGAGTCAGGCAACCCTTTGGCTGTAGTTGGTTCAATCATAACAAGCTTTATAATGTCATCAGAGGGGATGCAAAATGTAATAGAAGCTTTAGATGGCGTGTTTCAAATGCTCGCTGATGTGTTGACACCTTTCCTAAATCTACTGGTCCCTCTGATAAATATATTTGCAGCACTTGCTCCACTGTTCCAAGGTATAGCAGATATTATCGCCTTTGTTCTTAAGCCTATATTGTTTGGTGTTGGGGTTGTTATGTTGCTTGCTTTTAGCGTCATAGCTCAAATCTGGAATATCATTGCAGGTTTTCTAAACTTTTTTGGAATGGGTTTAGATACTATTGATATCGGCGGGGCATGGGATAATTTTTTCGATGGTATGCATAATGCCAACAAAGAAGTCGAGGATACTACAGATAACTTTAAAGAGTTAAATAAAGCTATGGTTGGTATCGCTGGCTTACCTGATGCAATTAAATTAAATCTAATAGCTTTTAGAACTGCGCTTTCAGATCTTACAGATGTTGTAGATATTCTTGGAGGGGGTAATGGTCCACAAGGGTTGGCTCATGGTGGACAAGTCCACCATTTTTCAAATGGTGGTATAGTTCCAGGTTCCGGCAATCAAGACTCGGTTGCGGCCATGCTGACCCCTGGCGAGATGGTGATCCCTAAAGGCATGGTTGCAGCTAACGGTACAACAGTTGTTGTTAATAATATGGTAGTTAAAGTTACGGATGTTAAAGACTTCATGAAGAAACTGACCAACGCTCAAGAGTGGCGGTCAATGGCCAGATCTGGAACTCCAGGTGGCCGGGGTCTTATGGGAGCTAAGTAATGGCAACTCTCAGAATCAATGGACATACTGTTCCAGTTGCCATTGATACTTTAAATATAGCTAATAAAGAGATTGGCGAGACTCGTCAGAGTTATGATGGTACATCTCTAAGTTTAAGGATAAACCGTAAACGGACAATATCTTTCAATACTCCTCCTTTATCTGAGCAAGATGCCAAAGCTCTTGAAGGTCTTGTTCGAGGTGATGGGGATTACTGGTCATTTGATGGGACAACTTCTGGTAGTATTGCTAACGGTAGGTTCCCTGCTTACCTAAACACGGTCAAAGGTTTTTTACCTTTAACGGTTGGCACAAGCACAGCGCAACAGACAACAAGTGTTAAATACGGTGCAGGTTCCTTAGACCCTCAAACATCACTAACATACCCTACAAGTATTTTATCTGGCATGGCCGATGTAACAATCAACGCTTGGGTATCTAATGCATCTGGAAACCCTGCCGGGTCTGATGATGATTATATTTTTATTGCTGAAGATGGTAGTAACAATAACGTCATAAGACTTATGCGAAGCAGTAGTGCTAACGACATTCAATTTTATACGAGAAGCAATGGGGGTACTGCAAACACTGTAACGTATTCAACCACCCCTTGGACGGGCACTGGAAATTTTCATATGGTTACAGCTGTACTAAGAAACAACCCTGAAGGTACAGAGAAGTTTAAAGAACTATACTTTAATGGTAGTTCTGTAGCTTCAACAACTACAGCAACATCTGGCCCTACGTTATCTAACATTACTACGTTTAAGGTTGGCAACAACGGGGACGCCGGTTCAACTTGGCCTGGGTTTATAGAC